TGAACTTCTCGGCACGATTCGTAAATATAATGCGATCGGTTGGCCTATTCTTGTTATTACACATACTGTAGATACTCGCTATTCTTCTGCACCAGAGATTATCAGTCATAATGGCGAACGATATCCAGCGATAAGAACAAATGACCTTTATTCTCTAGATCATAGACTCTATGCTATTTCTAAACTCATTATTATTGAAGAGGCACAGTTCTTTACTGGTCTTCGTAACTTTGTTCTACGAGCTGTCGATTTACATGCGAAGGATATTATTTGTGTAGGATTAGATGGTGACGCAGATCGTAAACCGTTTGGTGATATTCTAAGTCTAGTTCCCTATTGCGATTCTATAATAAAACGAACAGCATTCTGTAAGCGGTGTTCCACACCGACACCAGCCATCTTTACAAGTCGTATTGGAGAACGAGGTGATCAAGTTGATGTTGGAGGAAAGGAGCGGTATGAACCATTGTGTCGGCGTCATTATCTTGTAGAGGTTCAAAGAACTCTGTAGAAGAGAAGGGAATGGACTGGTACTGTTATTGTCTCAAATCATCAGGTGGCGGAACCTACATTGGAGCCACAGTTGATCCTGATCGTCGTCTGCGTCAGCATCGTGGTGAACTGTCTGGAGGGGCGCGCGCGACTCGTGCTCGTGTAGGAGCAGGGGAAACATGGACACGGCATTGTTATGTAGGTCCTTTTTCAAAGCATGATGCGCTGTCATTTGAGTGGCATTGGAAATATGAATCTAAGAAACATAAAGGATCTGCTCTTGATCGTCGTTGCGCAGCTCTTGGAACACTTCTCGAGAAACATGAAGATAAGGAGCTCTCAGTGATTTTTGATTAGGCGCAAAATTTGAAACTTGGCCTTTCACTTGAGGTCGTATAGAATGGAAAAGCAGCCTCTGTGGGATGTCAATACACACTGGTTTACACCACCTCGAGACTATACAATGAATATCACTGCGATTATGTATAGAAGTTGGAAGGATTTCACTGATTGTAGGCCTTACCATCTTTGGAAGCCTTATACACTCACATCCTGGGCCTGGAAGGGTGATAAACTTCAGTTAGTCTTTATGACTCCGTATACTAAAGGAAGTTCCACATCCTATGTGGAGATTCCTGTAGTAAAAACAAATGAACCTGAGATTCGTGAATGGATTCTTAGACATATGCCACAGTTCTGGAAGATTTAGAACACAGCATCCCATGTGCTAGAAGGAACGATACGCGGTTGATACGGAGTTGCTTCGGGCTTTGGTTGCTGTTCTGCTTTCGGGGGTACTTGAGCGACAAGAGTTTTTGATGAAGCCGTAAAGAGTATGAAGCAAATAGCGTATAAAGTAAAAAGCATTTTCGTTGTTGCTAAATGCGGAGGAAGTCCTTTCATTACCATGGCACCGATCGCTGTACCAGACACCATGAGCGCATCCGCAAACAGAATCTTTCCACCATTCTCCTTCGCATAGTCCTGGAACACTTCAATCATTTCATTTGTCCGTGGATTCAGTTGCCGAATCACTGCGAAATAGAAAAAGAGATCATGAAACAGCTGGAATATAATCGCCGTGATTACAAAGAAAATCGGTGACCATAGATCAGGGCTTATCGTAGTGTAGATATAGCGGGCGACCGTGACGCCGATTAGAAGACTCAGAACATCCGCACCGACCGCAAAGATACCAAAGCGTTCATACCAATCATTCAGCGCATCCACCTTGAAATACGGTTTCTGACCCGCATATTTGACAAGAAATAGTGTAATCATTTCAATACCGAGTGCTGCGGGAATCAAAAAAAGATAGTCTTCCACCTTTGTATAATCGGCTATATCTTTGAACCAAGCGTCCATCCTAGAGTAGGTGGGCAAAATTTGATTTTCTAGGGTGTCTCGGATTAAATACAAAATGAAGATCTTTTCTGACCAAGCTCTTGCTAATGTTGGACACGTAAATACAGTCGGTCGCCGTATGGGATGCTGCGGATTTATGACGGCCCTAGGCGTAGGGCTTGTCGCATGGTCTGGTACTCATCTATATATGTGTTTCTGCGCACCGACCGGTGTCTGGGGCTTTGTACAGAGTCTGGTTGTTATGGATAGTACATTCTGTCAGATAATCATGGCACTCATCCAGCATACACAGACGCTATATCGTGGACTAATGATCGCATTTCTATTTGGCGTTGTAGGGGTGATTGGATCTGGAGTTTCCTACATGACAGGTGACCCTGAGAAGCCTGTAAACGATATTCTTGAGGGACGTAGTATTAAAAAGCACTTGTGAAGGGTGGAATATCCATCTCACAAATAACTTTAACGATGATCATACACTTATATTTTTACGCACAAATACATATAACGTATGACGATAATAGTGTAGCAACACGCTTAGTTGCTGTACGCGAGGCCGCCCATGCCAGACATCACGCGGAGCACGTTGTAGTTCGTGGCATACACGTAGACCGTGGATGACGTCGCAACGCCAACCGCGTTGTTGGAGACCGTGAGGAGCAGCGTGGTGTTATCAATGCGTGATAAGTTGCACGTGCCGCTGGGCTGGTGCTGCTCAGGCTGGAGCGCGAAGGAGTAGACGTTGATGCCAACGCTCGGCACGTTGGTGTGGTGCTGGTACGGCTGGACCTCGTTGAAGTAGCGGCCCTCGCGCACCTGGAACCGGTCGTGGCCGTTGAGCTGGATGAGCGCCGTGATAACGGGGTTGTTGCCCGCCATGCCCTCAACGCGCGTGATGGAGTAGCCAGACTCCAGCGCAGACCGGTCCCACCAGTCTGAGAAGTTGAACGGCTGCTGGCCCTTCCACGGGTTGATGACGTTGGCGTCGCAGCTGGAGTAGGAGTCACGCTGGACAACCCACACGAGCTCCTTGCACGGGTGGTTGAAGTTGAGCTTCAGCTTGTTGCTGGAGGACGTGATTGACTCGCCGCCCGTGAACTGGAGGACCTCGATGAGGTACTCGTGGCTGACCTGGGCGAACTTGCGACGCTCATCCGTGTCGAGGTAGATGTAGTCGACATAGAGGGAGGCGGCGACGAGGCCGGCATTGCCGACGCGGGTCTGGATGACGCTCGTGGAGCTGCCGCCCTGCGGGGCGAATGACCACATGAGGTTCTGGAGATCGTTGAACTGGAGGTTGATGCGGACCTCGTGGTACTGGAGCGCGATCAGCGGGAGCGCCAGGCCAGGGTTGCGGCAGAACCAGAACTGGAGCGGGATGTAGAGGGTGTACTCAGGGGAGCAGTTCAGGACCTCGTTGGCCGTGTTCGGCTCGCCGCCCGCGCAGTAGTTGTCGCACGCCTCGCCGCCCTGAACCAGGAGGTTCGTGAGCTGGGGCGTGTTGCCAACCATCTTCGCATAGCCGGCCTGCTTGCCAGGCTCCTGCGTGAGCTCATTCCAGATGTGCAGCCACTGGCCATAGTGCTTGTCGATGCGCTGGCCGCCGATCTGGAGCTCAACGTAGTCGATGAGGTTGTGGCCAACCCAGTTGAGCCAGCGGAACTGGGCACCAGAGCCGTCAGACGCCAGCAGGGAGACTGAGGGGAGCGTGGCCTGGAGGTACATACGGTAGATCAGATCGCCGTTGCGCTGGATCGTACACGTGACCTGCTTGCCGAAGTTCGGCGCACCGTTGAAGGGGTTCTCAATCGCCTCCATGGCAAAGTTCGTGTGGCGGCGGTACACGACCTTGAAGAACGTGATCTGGGGGTTGCCCGTGAGGTAAACATCCTGCGCACCGTAAGCGACGAGCTGCATAAGACCACCACCTGTCATTTTAGTTTATAACCTTCCTGGAGAAAAAAATTTTGGCGAACCGCAGAGATTGGCGCCAAAATACGAAGTTTGGCTGAACCGCCAAAAGCCTAAACAGACTCGTATTGTCGTCTTAGAAGGAATGGGTGAACCCTTTTTTAAGATACGACCGACTAAACGGAGTAATCCGGAGGCTCGTACTACGCTAGATTCGCTTCATCAGGTTCAGATGAATCGGCTCATGGACAAAAAGGACAACCTTCAGGTTCTTCAAGATGAAGCAACTCGCATTCAAACCGAAATCAGTTCATGCGAAAATATTATTGAAAGGAATCTCAAAGAGAATCGTCTTCGTGAAATCACTAAGGAACTGAATAGCATTCGAGCCGATAAGGATATCTATAACTATTTCCTTGAAACAGGTGAAATCTTATATCAGTATTACGATATTCAGGAAAAGATTCAAAGTGGCGCCGAGAGTTTACAGACCATGCGAACATTTGTGAAGCCGGGGAGTGTACTTGCGGCTCTTCAAGAAGCTGCTGTCAGTGAGGCTCCTGAAGCGCCGGCACCTGTGGATCCCACAAATGTAAAGAAAGAAATAAAGGGTGAAAATCTTCAGCGTGACAAACTTCTAGATAAATATTTACAGAAAGTGGATCCTGGTCATGCGCGTAATGTAACCTATGAAGCCGAGAGTGGTTTTGGTATCTGCGACGATTGTGGCTCAGAAATGATGTTCAGTAGTAACGAAGCCTTATTTAACTGTCCTGCGTGCGGTAATCAGGAGTTTGTTCTTATGGATAGTGATAAACCGAGTTACAAGGATCCTCCTCGCGAAGTCAGTTATTACGCGTATAAGCGTATTAATCATTTTAATGAATGGCTTGCGCAGTTCCAGGCGAAGGAATGTACCGATATTCCACAGGAAATCTATGATCAGATTCTGCTTGAACTCAAGAAGGAGCGGATCACACAATTAGATAATCTAAAAGCTGCGAAGATTCGTGAGATTCTCAAGAAGATTAAAGCAAACAAGTATTATGAACACGTTCCGCACATTACAAATCGTCTCAATGGCAAAAATGCCCCTGTGATGAATCGTGAGATTGAAGAAAAGTTGCGGTATATGTTCAAGGAGATCCAGCCGCATTTCCAGAAGCACTGCCCCAAGGGTCGCAGCAACTTCCTTTCGTATTCTTACGTTTTGTATAAGTTCTGTGAACTTCTGGAACTGGATGATTATTTACCAAACTTTCCGTTGCTTAAAAATCGTGATAAGCTCTATACGCAGGATAAGATTTGGCAGAAGATTTGTGAGGATTTAAATTGGGGATTTATCCGGAGTATTTAGTTCCTGCGTGTCCCCCTCCGATTTTTCCGTGAGCCCCGACGATTTTTACGAGTTCCACGACGCATGTTTCCGCGGCGCGTATTACCGCGGCGCATGTTGCCATTGCCCCGACGTGTGGTAACATTGTTTACACTCCGCCTGTTCTTACGTCCCCATCCCCGTCCCTGTCCCTGTTTCATTCCAGCCAGAGTCGCGGCGGCGGCGGCCGCGGCCGCTGCGGCGCGCGCTGCTTCC